GCCAGTACGACAAGCAGCACGGCATCACTATCATCGCCACGGCCGCAGTAGCTGCCGCACGCTTCGTTGGCTACGACGGCGCTCATGCCACCTCGGCAGGCGGCGTGCACGACACCCAGGCCATCTCCGAGACCGCCGCCGACGTGGGCGATGCATTCACCGGCATCACCGGTTACTCGGGCCTGGTGGAAGCCAGCGCGGCCATCGCGTTTGGTGACTACGTCAAACCCGCAGCCGATGGTTCCGGCAAAGCAGCCGTTGGCACCTTGGCCGATCACTGCGGCCGCGCCCTGGGCGCTGCCGGTGGCGCTGGCGAGCTGATCGAGGTGGAGCGCATCCGCCACATCCACGCCTGACCCACGACTGACTGATCCGGTTCAAAGCTCACGCCCATGACCTACGCAACCCAGGCCGACATGGTGGACCGCTTCGGCGAGACCGAGCTGGCCCAGCGCACCAATCGTGTTGATGGCACCACCATCGACACCACGGTGCTGGGTCGTGCCTTGGCCGACGCAGATGCTGAGATTGATGGCTACCTGGCTGGGCGCTACGCCTTGCCGTTGGCCACTGTGCCCACTGCGTTGGTCCGTGTGGCGTGTGACGTGGCTCGCTACCGCCTGTATGACGACGGCATCACGGACGTGGTGCGCCAGCGCTATGAGGATGCGACCAGCTTCCTCAAGCGCATCAGCAGCGGTGACGTGATTCTGGGCGACCAGGCTGCAGCCACCGAATCGGCCGGCGCGGGACTGGCATATCACCAGTTCACGCAACGCCAGATCACCGACGACTCCATGCGGGGCTTTGCGTGATCACGGCAGACACCCTTGTCGGTCGCCTCAAGGCGCAGATCGCCAGTGTGAAAAGCATTGGTGCCAGCGCCGAGCTGGACGCGGCCATTGAAGGAACGCCGCTAACCCCCAGTCTCTTTGTCATTCCGCTGGCCGAGTCGATTGCCGGAGAGCTGGAAACGACCGGTGGCGTGGACCAGGAGGAAATGCTGGTCTTTGGCGTGGCCTATGTGGTGGCGAACCAGCGCGATCCGCGCGGTGCTTCGGCCCTCACCGAGCTGGCGCCCCTGCGTACCGCCGTGAAGGGCGCATTGCGCGGTTGGGTGCCGGACGAAGAGTCCGGCGAACCCATGCTGTTTCGCGGTGGACGCCTGCTGCGCCTGGACGGCAATCGCCGCCTTTGGTGGATTGATGAATTTCAAGTAACCCAGTGGAGCAACTGACATGGCAACCAAAGCAAACACCCAACCCGCAACCGACGTCGGTACAACCGATGCCCCGGCAAGCCTCGAGGCCGCGCCCGTGGGCGCTGTTGCAGTAGTCCCCGTCACTACCCCTCCACGCACGCCGGAAACCGTTCCTGCGCCTGGTGGCGGCCAGTACGCCTGGGACGAGAAGACCCTGGACTGGGTGGCCCGCCACCCCAAACCGGCAGAGCCGCCCGCCGAAGCTCCCGCAGCCTGACGCCAGGCATCGCGCGCCCCATCTGAACCGACCAACTGGAGACCACCACCATGGCATCCCGCAAGATCAAAAAGACCGTCATTCTCTTAGCCCTGGAGGCCAGCATCGGCACCGATGCCATGCCTACAGGCGCTGCCAACGCTCTGAAAGCATTCGACGTCACCATCTCGCCCATCGAGAGCAAGTCGATTGAAATTCAGTACTTGGCCTCGTACTTCGGTGCTACTGAGACGCTGGCTGGGGCGGTGTACTCCAAGTGCTCCTTCAGTGTTTCGCTGTCCGGCTCTGGTGTCGCAGGCACGGCACCGGCTTGGGCTTCGGCCCTGATCGCTGGCGCCATGAGCGAGCTGACCGGGCTGACCGTGCCGCCCCGCGTGGAGTACTTGCCGGCCACCGACAACCTCAAAACCGCCACCATCTACTGGTACGACGATGGCCTGCTGCACAAGCTGATCGCAGCCATGTGCAATGTCAAGCTGTCGGCCAAGGCCGGTGAGGCTCCCAAGCTGACGTTCGAGTTCTCTGGGCTCAAGGTCACGCCCACGGCGACGCCGAACGTTGCCAGCGTGCTGACTGCCTGGAAGCCCCCTGTGGCAATTCGCAAGGCCAACGTCACCGACATTAACTTGGGCTGCACCTACGCTGCTGGCGCCTTGACCGGCGGGACGGCCTTCAACAGCACCGGGCTGACGCTGGACTGGGGCAACAAGGTGGACTTCACCGATCTGTTGTCCACCGAGGACGTGGACATTAGCGACCGGGTCATGAAGGGCAGCTTCAGCCTGCAGCTCTCCGCTGCGGAGGAGGCTGCACAGATCGCCAATGTGGAGGCCGGCACGCTGCAGAGCATGGGCTTTGTCATCGGCACGCTGGCTGGCAACAAGATCATGCTGCACCACCCGGCCATCCGTCTCACCAGTCACAAGAAAGAGGAGATCAACGGCAAGCGCATGGTCGGTTTCGACTTCCAGTGCACGCCCGTCAACGGCAACGATGAGTTGCGCCTGGTCTGCCTGTAATCGCTCTTTGATCTGACCCACTGAGCAAACACCAAACAACCCAACTTTTCGGAGCCATCACCGTGGACCATATCGATCAAGAAAGCCAGTGCCAACTCGCCATTGAAGACACCGTTGAAGTGCCCCTCAAGTTCACCGTCAAGTCGCGCCGCGTCAACAAGGTCTTCGCCTTTACGCTGTACTGCGACCGAATCTCGCAAGAGGAAATCAATGAGGACCTGGCTGACGGCAGTACGAAGGTGACTGACGTGATGCGCAAGGTCATCAAGGGTTGGGACGAACACCAGCGGCTGGTGCTGGGCGCTGACGGCAAGCCAGCCGAGTTCAGCGAGACCGCGCGAGACAAGCTGCTGTCGGTCGCAGGTGTTGGCGTCCATGCCTACAACAAGTACATGCTGGAGATCGGGGCGAAGGAAAAAAACTAGCGCGGGTCGCGCGCCTATGGGCGCTCGGCCAGCTCTATGACCCACGCGCCCAGGAAGAAACCAATGCCGGCCCGGCTGATACCACCGATGCGGCTGCTGACTTCTTCTGCCTGGAGATCGTCGAGGACGACGACGAGTCAGACGAGGACTCAGACGAAAGCAAGGCAGACGCCGGTTCGCGTGTCTACCTGTGGCCCTGCAATGTGCCGGTCTACAACCTTTGGTGCGCGATCTCCACGCAGTGGGTGGTCAGCATGCGCGGCCGCGAAAGCCTCAACTACGACGCTGTGCTGCGCTACATGCGTGAGGTGGCCCACATTCGGCCTCGCCATGTCCCGGAAATCATGCATTGTCTCCAAGCCATGGAGCGTGCCGCGCTACGCGCTTGGGACGAACTGCGTGAGCAAGAACAGGCCAATCGTGAAGGAACCTAGCCTGTGGCCAACGAAGTAAAGCTCAAGCTCGCCATCGAGGGCGGCAAGGTCGTTGGCGCTGAGCTGGATGGCGTCAGCACCAAGCTGGACGTGCTCGACCAGTCCGCGCGCGGTGCTGCCGGTGGCGCTGGCACCCTGCGCAGCATGCTGGCGGGCATTGTCACTGTGGGCGCCGCTGCAGAAATCCTGCGCCTGGCTGATTCCTGCACAACGCTGCGCACCAGCCTCAAGCTGGCTAGCAACAGTGCGGCAGAGGCCTCTGTGGCCTACGACCGGTTGTTCCAGATCGCACAGCAGGCGCGTGTCAGCTTCGTCGAACTTGGTGAGACCTACGGCACCATTGCCCGCGCTGGGCGTGAGTTGGGGGTATCCCAAGACCGCTTGCTGGCTGTGACCCAGTCCATCGGCATGGCCATGACGATTGGTGGGGGCAGCGCCCAGTCCATGCAAGCTGCCCTGATACAGCTGGGTCAGGGCCTTTCCAGCGGCACGCTACGTGGCGAGGAACTGAACTCCATCCTGGAGCAGACCCCGCGCCTGGCGCGCGCACTGGCCGATGGCATGGGCGTATCAGTAGGCCAACTGCGGTCCCTGGGCGAGCAGGGCAAGCTCACGGCCGAGGCGGTGATCAACGCCCTGGAGAAGTCTGGACCGCAGCTCGCCAAGGAAATGGACAGCGCCTCGGTCACCGTTGGCCAGGCATGGACCATGGTGCGCAATAGCATGACCAAGTTCGTGGGCGATGCAGACACCGCTACGGGCGCAACCAGCAAGCTATCCAGTGGCCTGCAGGGCTTGTCGTCCGTAATTGATTCGGTCGGCAACACGATCAAGCAACACGAAACAGCCTTTAGCGCGATTGCAACCGGCCTGGCCAGCGCTGCGGTCGTGGCCGGAGTGGCCGCCACAGCCAGTTCGATTGGGACATTGGCGACCGCCATCAAGGCCCTGGGCCTGGTGATGCTGGCCAACCCCATCATCGCCGGCCTGGCGGCCATAGCGGCCGCTGGCGGCGCCATCTATGCCCTCAATGAGAAATACCAGGCCAGCGCCGAGGGTGTGAGCGCCTCGGTGGCCACCTATTCGCGCAACATCGCCCGCCTGGAAGAGTTGCAACAAAAGGGCGCCGGAACCGAGGCCGAGACCATCCGCGCCCAGCGTGCCGCGCACATTGAGGAGCTGAAGGACCTGCGCAGCCAGGCCCAGCAAAAGCTGGCCGTCTTGGACCAGAGCAGTTCCGACAACGCCTCTTACAACGCCAAGGAAATGAAGCGCCTGCAGGAGAAAGGTGCTGCTGAGCGCGAGGCGTTTTCTGGGGCTGTCACCTTGGACGATGCGCGCAAAGCAGGCAAGCTGCGCAATGACGTGATCCAGGCCGGCTACGACGATGCCGTGAAGATTGCCAAGTCGTTCGGCAAATCCATCGCCAGCGCTGCCAGCCCAGAGGATGCCATTGCTCTGGCCAGCGAACGCGACAAGCGCCTGATCGCCAACGCCCAGGAGACAACGGCCCAGCTGAAGTCCTTTGATGATCAAAAGGCTGCGCCGGCACGCGAAGCCGCGAAGCAGCGCCTGGACGCGACGATCCAGCTCTACGAAAACCAGCAGATCGAAATGACCGCTGGTGAACAGCGCCTCAGTCGTTCGCTTGCAACTGCGCACGCTGCCGGTCTTGTTACTGACCAGGAGTACTACGAGCGCAAGCGCACTTTGGCCGAATCTGACAATGATCGGCAGCAGGCCCTGGTTCAGAAGGAGATTGATGCGGTCCGACGGTCAGGTTTGGCTCAGAAAGACAAGCAAGACAAGCTGGACAAGTTCAACGCTGACCTGGCGCGGTTACGTCAAGCAGCACTCGACATTGAGTCCAACTTCGTGGATGAAATGACCGCGCTGGACATGAAGCTGTTTCGCACGGCCATCGACCAGAACGCCCAAACGGTGGAGGCCCAGCAAGCCAAGGCCGAGAGCCTACGCCAGCAACTCAAGGACCAGCGACTCGCTAATGCCGAGATTGGCCTCTCGGCCCGCGAGGTCGCAAACCTGCGTAGGGCCACCGCTGAGTTGGCGGCTGCAGAGTTGGAACGTCGCGCTGGGTTGATCCAAGATACTGACCCGCTGCTGGCCCAGGCCTACCGTGACCAGGCCAAATACATGCGCGAGTTGGCGGCCGCCAATATTGATGCAGTTCAAAAGACAGCTGCGGTCGACAGTTTCAGGGAGCTGTGGACCTCGATTGACCAGACCGCACGCGGCGTCTGGACCAACATCTTCCAGGGTGGGCAGGACGTTTGGACAAAGCTACGCGACGTAGCCAAGGCAACCTTCCTGGACTGGTTGTACCAAATGACGGTACGCAAGTGGATCTTCAACATCCTGGCCGTGGTCACTGGCACCAGCAGTGGAGCACTTGCCGAACAGGTTCTCGGCACCTCAAAAGGCGGTGCCGGCAGCGCTGGTGATTCGTCATCCGTCTCCAACTCGATGACCAACTGGCTCACCGACTTTGGCGGGTCGGCAATCAAGACCGTCGAAAAAATCGGTGAGAAGCTGATCAATACCGGTAGTGAGACCCTCAACAAAGTGGGCTCCTGGCTGCTGAACAACTCTGGCGGAATCGGGAAGTTCATCGGGAACGCCGCCAACGTGCTCACCGCGATCAACGTCATTGACCTCTGGTCCAAGGGGCAACGTGGTGCCGCTGTAGGTGCAGGCATAGGCGGCTACTTTGGCGGCCCCATAGGAAGCGCCATCGGCCAATTCATTGGCTCCAAGTTTGACTACACGGTTACTCCCAACGGAAACGCCATCGTGGCGAATGTGGGGTCCAAGGGCGCCTCAGCGGTGGCCAGCAGGTCCGACTTCATTCAGGAGGGCGGCTGGTTCGGTGGTGGAACAACCCACAACAGTTCATGGGCCAACGCCGACTCCGGTACCACGGGCTACATCGACCAGAGCGTCAAGAACGTCACGGCCGCCAACAAGGCCTACGCCGAGGCGCTGGGTCTGAATGCTTCCGCCCTGGATGCCTACACCGCGCAGTTGGACATCAATGTCTCCGGGATGGACGCAGCTGCCGCCAAGTCCGCCATTGATGCCGCTGTGGCCAAGTTCCAGGCCGACCAGTTCACATCAGCCTACAGCGAGGCTTTGGGGACATTCGCGCGTGAAGGCGAGACATCAGCTCAGACTGCCCAGCGCCTGGCAACGGACTTGACCGGAGCCAACGCGGTGATGGCCACGTTGGGCGGCACGCTATATGACGTCAGTGTGGCCGGTGCCGCTGCCGCCAGCGGCCTGGTCAGTGCCATGGGCGGAATGGCCGCTTTCCAACAGCAGATGGCGACCTACTACCAGGGTTACTACACCGCAGCGGAGCAGCGGGCCAACATTGTCAACAACGCAGCGGCCGACCTGACGGCGGCAGGCATCACGGGCTTTACAAACGATCAGATCGCCAATGCCAACCGTGACCAGATTCGCGCCGTAGTCGACTCCTTTGCCACACGCAAAGACACCGCTGATGGCGCAAAACAGTATGCGGCCGTAGTCAAGGTTGCCAACCAGCTGCTGGCCATCACCACGGCGACACAAGAAGCCAAGGCGCCGACGGTAGAGCAGGTTGGCAGCTCAGGCGGTGGTGGTGGCTATGGCGGCGGCAGCTCCTCATCTGCGGCCATGGATACATCCCTGTCGGCCTGGCAGCGCGCCACGGATTCCATCGTGCAGACGATGAAGGATTTGCGCAGCACGTTGATTGAGGCCAATCCCAACAGCCTCGCGCAGCTCCAGGCCCAGTTTGTCATCAACACGGCCGCAGCCAAGGCCGGTGACTTGAACGCCTACGAGCAGCTGCCAGAGCTTGCCAAGCAACTGGTGGCACTCAAAAAGGATCAGAGCACCTCCGCTCTCGACCAGGCCATGTTCACGGCTGACGTGCTTGACACGCTGTCCAGCGTGGCAGCAATGCGCACAGGCCAGTTGAATCTGAAAGTCCCTGCCTTTGCGGCAGGCGGGTATCACAGTGGCGGCTGGGCCATGGTCGGTGAAAAAGGCCCCGAGCTGGCCTATCTTCCTCCCGCCCGCATCTATACCGCGCCCGATACCAGCTCCATCCTGTCCCGCAGTGGCGGCGCTGGTGCTGGCGTCGGTGACAGCGAGGTGCTGATCACCCTGAAGGAGGTCCGCACCCTGCTCAAGGAAATCAAGGACGACGCGGAGTTCGATCGCACGCACGGTTTCTCCCAAAGGCTGTACGACCTGTTTGACCGTCTCACCCCCGACCGGGATGCCATCCCGACGAAGGCCGTCTGATGAAGAACATCAATTCCATTGTTGTCACGGAAGCCCTGCTGACCAGCTCCACCATCGCCGAGCCGTTGGCAGGCGTCGAAACCGAGTGGAATGGCGGAACCAACTACGCCAAAGGGCAGGAGTGCGTCCGTGCTGCCTTGCATCGCAAATTCACTCGACTGATCGCGGGCACCACGGCAACGGCGCCAGAGCTGGACGGCGTCAACTGGAAAGACACCGGCTCCACCATGAAATGGGCAATGTTCGACCTGAATAGCAGTCAGCAGTCGGTTGCCGCCGGCCCACAGACTGTAGTCATCACGCCTGGGAAACGTTGCACATCCATCGGCATCACTGGACTGCAGGCCAGCAAGGTGCGTCTGCAGGTCGACGTCGGGGCCACGAACTATTACGACAAGGAAATTAAGACCTCGGTGCGCCGCACGATGAACTGGACGGACTATCTACTGGGTGGCTTCCGCTACCTGAAGGGGTTTGTGCGGTTTAACCTGCCGCCAGTCACCGGCGCCAAGCTGACCATCACCTTCACGGGCACGACGATCAAGGTGGGCCGTATTTTCATCGGCACGTCAGTGGACTGCGGCATGGTCGAGAGAGATGCATCGGGCGACGTGACCGACTATTCCAAAGCTACGCGTGACGACTACGGTACGGCAACCCTGGTGCCGCGCCCTATCGTGCCCAAGGCCATTCTGGTGCTGAAGGCGAAATCCGTTCAAGTCGACAAGCTCCGCGATCTGCGCGAGGACACAGCCGGCAAGGTCTCGCTTTGGTGCGGAATGGACGACGACCTCACTAGCGATTGGTTCAACTTGTTCCTGATTCCAGGTAAGTGGAACCGTTTTGTCATCGGCCCGCACGCTGCCGTCAAGTCGGCACGGGTCAATCTTGAAATCGAGGAGGTTTGAACATGGCTACAGCGCCAACAGCACCGACCGCGCCGCCCGCAGATGGGCCTGCGCTTCCCATCGCACCCAGCACGTCCAGGCCAGAAACCCTCGATGCCGAGGCAGACGCAATGTTCGCCGCGTTAGGGCCGTTCCAGACCGAAATGCAGGCAGTCAAGACCAATGCCTATGCCAACGGAATAGCCGCCTATCAGAGCGCACTGGATGCCGCCAACAGCAAGGCGAGCACGGCCGCTTCCGAAGCCAACATCGCGGCCATGGCCAACTTCAAGGGCACGTGGGCCAGCCTGGCCGGTGCGCTGGCCAAGCCGGCCTCGGTGTTCCACAGCGGGGCGTTCTGGGCACTCTTGAACAACCTGGTGGACGTGACCACCAGCCAGCCCGGCGTGACGGCTGACTGGCAGGTGGTAGGTGGATCCTGGCCAGT